CATGTCAATGTGGTCAACCGCCGGAGACGAATCGTCCACCACCATGATCCGGCTTCGATCCCAAGCAATAGCCGACATAGACGCCGGCCGTTCCACCCGTCTTTACCTCGCCGAATGGTCAATGCCACCAGGTATCGACCCCGACGACCGCCGCTACTGGCGATACGCCAACCCTGCGCTCGGCACCACAATCACCATGGAAGCCCTCGAGTCAATGGCCGACGGAGGCGACCGAGCCGCTTTCATGCGCGCCCACCTCAACCTATGGGTTTCAGCCGCAAAATCCTGGCTTCCCTACGGCACCTGGGACGCCCTCCAAGTGGACATTCCAATCCCAACAGGCGGCATCCTCGCCGTGGACTCCAGCCTCGACGACTCCCGTTACGTCGGCGTCCGAGCCGTACCCATCCCCGAAGGCGTCCTCATCCACGTCGAATTCATCACCGAATCCGAACCCCAAATGTGGGACGAAATCGCCCGAGTTCTCACCGACCCCAACGTCCAACTGACCATCACCCCAGGGCTCGAGATCCATACCCCGTTCAATCTGAAACGGCGAACCACCACCTTCGGCTACGGAGAACTGACCAAATACACCGACCTCGTCCGCAAAGCCATCACCGAACGCCGCGTATGGCACCTCGGCAACCTCGGACTGGCCGAACACGTCAACCGCGCCGTCCTAGTTAAAACCAACGCCTCCCTCGTCGTCTCCTCACAGAAATCCCCAGGGCCGATCGAATTGTGCCGTTGTATGATCGTCGCCGCCGCCCTCGCCTCCAAGCCCACCGTCCGAATGCGACCCGCTTTCGCATCCTCGTAGATTCCAAGCCACAAATGTGGAAAACTCCGGCTAGTGGCCCTGTTCACCCGCACCCCTAAAGCCGCCTTCGGAGCCGAAATCCGAGCGCAAGCCGGTATCGCCGCACAAACAACCGCGGCCACCTACACCTACACGATCGGCACCCCCGAACTACGCGCCCTCCAACTGCCAACGATTAGTCGCGCTCGAGACCTCATCGCCTCCATGATCGGATGCCTTGATCTTGCCGCCTACCGCCTCGCCTGGGATCCCGTAGAGGAGGAATACACCAAGATTTACATTGAAGGTGAATCCTGGTTCACACGCCCCGACCCAGCCGTAACTCGCAACTTCATCATGGCCAACACCTTCAGCGACCTCCTGTTTTACGGTCGCGCGTTTTGGCTCATCACCGGCCGCTACAGCACCGGCTTTCCAGCCACCTTCAAATGGCTCCCAGCCGCCAACATCAACACGCTTGACCAATCCGGCCCAGCCTGGTTCCAGCCATCCGACCAAGTTGAATTCAACGGCGTCCACATTGACTCCGGCAACCTTGTCCAATTCCTGTCGCCGATCATGGGCATCGTCTATTCCGGCCAACAGGCGATCGACACCGCCTACAAACTTGACAACGCCGCACGCAGGTTCGCATCAAACGAAATCGCCGCTGGCTACCTTCAGCAAACACCAGGATCAGAACCAATGTCGGGCGACGAACTGGGCGAATTGGCCGCCGCCTGGTCAGCCGCACGTCAACGCAACGCCGTCGGCGCCCTCAACCAATTCGTTGAATGGAAAGAATTTGACGCCGACCCCAGCAAACTACAACTCGTTGAAGCACGCCAATACCAGGCGCTCGAACTCGCACGCCTAGCCAACATTCCGCCCTACCTCGTCGGCGCACCCACCGGCACAGGAATGACCTACAACAACGCCCTCCAGGCACGCCAAGACCTCTACCTATTCGGCGCGAAACCGTACATTGACTGTATTCAGGAAACCCTGTCCGGCAATAACGTCCTCCCAGCCGGAAAACACGTCGAATTTGACCTTGACGACTACCTCGGCGAAAACGAAATGGTTGACTCAAGCCTCGTAGACGCGCCCACCTCAATCAGAGAGGATGTCACCGAATGATCAGATTCACCGCCGGAAATTTCACGATTGACGCCGCCGCCAAAGACGGCCAACCGTCGCGTTCAATCACCGGCCTTGCCGTCCCGTGGAACGTCACAACGACGGACTCCCTTGGCACGAAAGTCACGTTTCTGCCTGGATCCCTTCCGGAAGCCGGACGTCCCCCCCGACTCCTGGAAGGGCATGACTCAAGCAAGGTACGCGGACTCGTCACCGAACGAGTAAACACATCCGAAGGAATGATGTTTACCGCACGCCTCGCCGACACACGCGACGCCAACGACACCATGGCACTCCTGCTCATGGGAGCCTACGACTCCGTCAGCGTCGGAGTGATCCCGACCAAATTCTCGTTCGACAACGACGGCACCATGGTCGTCGAGTCAGGTGACTGGCGCGAGTTGTCGATCGTGGCCGAACCTGCTTTTGAGCAGGCAAGGATTGAAAAAGTCGCCGCCTCAAGCCCCGAGACGGAGCCCGACGAAACCGAACCCCAAGACGACCCCGAGGAGGAGTCAATGTCAGAAGTCCAGCCGGTTGAGGCCTCCGCCCCAGCCATCATCCCCACCACGCCGCTTTATGCGGAACCCCGACGCGAATTCAAGTTGCCGACCCCTGGCGAATGGCTCGTGGCCGCGGCCGAAGGCGGATCCCGTTTCGCAGAAATGAACGCACGTATCCGCGCCGCCGCACCGGACGTCACCACCGGCGACCTCGACGGAGTCATGCCGATTCCGACGTCGGCGATCTACAACAACTTCCGTGGCCTTCGTCCGGTCATTGACGCAGTCGGCTCACGCGCCATGCCGCAAGGCGGCAAGGTGTTCATCCGACCCAAGGTCACGACCCACACCTCGATCGGATCGGTCACCCAGGGAACCACGATCACCGCCGGTACGTTCGTCGTGGACGACATTACTGTGACCAAGGCAATCTACGGCGGCTATGTTGAACTGTCCGAAGCCTCGATCGACTGGTCGTCGCCCGAAGTGCTTGGCGCTCTCGTAGACGACATGGCGCGCATCTACGCCAATCAGACTGACGACGTCGCCGCTGACGCATTGGTTTCCGGCGCCACCACCACCTCAATCCTCGCAACCGCCGATCTTGACGATCCGGCTAAGTGGGTCGCCTGGGTATACGACGCCGCCTCCACCATTCTTTCGGCTTCCAACGGAAACCTGCCGAACCATTTGTTTGTCAGCCCCGACGTTTGGGAATACTTGGGAGCACTTGCCGACACGTCGGGACGCCCATTGTTCCCGCAGGTGGGCCCGATGAACGCATTTGGCACCATGACGCCCGGCGCCATGGAATCCGTCGCATTCGGCCTTCGCGTTGTCGTTGATCGCAACTTTGCTTCCGGCACTCTCATCGTCGGCAACGCCGACGGCTTTGAATGCTGGGAACAGCAGAAGGGCGTCGTCAGCATCGAGAACCCGAGCCTGCTGGCCCGCACGATCGCATTCCGCGGCTACTTCACCCCGCTCATGCTTGACGCCAGCAAGTTTGTAAAGCGCACCGCAAGTTGAGCAACTGAGGACTTAGAACCATGGCGACCTACTCCATAACGCACAAAATGCGGTTAGACGACGTCGCCGTGGTTCAGACCCTCACGGCGAGCGACATCGCAGTCGGGCAGTCGATCGTTGTGGCAGGGCTCGGGGATGGCCTCGATGGCACGCACGTTGTCGTCGCCATCCCCGAGTTCCAATTCACCGGAGTTGACTCCTACGGAAACCTCCTATTTGATCCCGACTACCCAATCCCAAACCAGGTTCTCTACCTCAACACAGGTGACGACCTAGTTCCTGGAGCCGTAGATCCGTTCGGCACGATCACCTACACGATCACCTGCTCCTGGATCACGTCCGCAATGGTTCAAGAGTTCCTCGGCATCTCGAGTGCCACCGCCAACGACACCGCATTCCTAGCGACCTGCGTGTCAGCCGCTAACGCTTGGGCATACCGCAAACGGCAAGAATCCGGTTACTTTGACAGTCTCACAACCGTCCCAGGCGGAGACGTCAAACTTGGCACCATCATCTACGCCGCAAGCCAATACCGCAGTCGCGGCTCCATTGACGGCATCCAATCATTCCAGGATTACGCCACCAGCGGAACCCCACAACTCTCCATGGGGCAAATCCTCCAACTGCTCGGATGTAACCGTGCGCAGGTCGCATAATGGCCGCCACCGGAATCTTTGCGGAAGCCGTGACCGCGATCGCCAACAGGATCACCGCGCTTGGCCTCGTACCAGTCACCGACCCACGCAATGCGCGACCGCTCACCGTTTTCATCGAACTACCGACGTTCACCAGTTTCACCTACAACGTCGGGGATCTGACCTTCACCCTTCGCGTCTTGGCCGCCCCACCTGGCAACCAGGACGCCTCGGACTACCTCTTGACGACGATCGACACCCTCATGGCTGACCAAGGCCTCGCCGTCACCTCCGGCCAACCATCCCTGGCGACGCTCGGAAATCAAGAAATACCCGCATACGACCTCACCGTGAGAATCGGCTCACGGCGCAACTAAGGAGCCCCACATGGCCACAACCACCTTCCTATCCAACGCAACCGTTTCCATCGGAGGCGTTGACCTCTCCGACCA